ATCAATATCAAATGACGATTTACGTCAAGTATTACAAACATCTGTAATTAGTTCAGCAACTACTTTGAGCGCAGCGGATTCTGGAAAACTTTTATCTTTGAATGCAGCAGCAGGAGCGCAAATTACACTTCCTGCGGTAGCAACTTCAGCAGGTTTAAATTTCCGTTTTCAAGTTCAAGCGTTATTTGCAACTACGGCTTGGACAATTGTAGCGGCTACAGCCGTTATTCAAGGTGGAGCAATTGTGAATTCAGTTAACGTAGCTTCGGCAAATAGAAACACAATTACTTTTGCACACGCTGCTGACACAATTGGCGACTTTGTTCAATTAAATTGTGACGGAGTTAATTGGTATGTTTCAGGAGTAGGAACAACCGCAGCATCAATTACATTTACAACAGTTTAATCTTTAAAAATTTACATAATGAAAAACATTAATTTAAGTACAACAACATCAATAACTACTACTTACGAAGGTCAATTTGCAGGGAAGTATTTAGCAGCAGCTTTATTGTCTGCACCAACACTTGAGCAAGGCGGAGTAACTATACTTCCTAACGTTGCTTACAAACAAGTTATGCAAAAAGTTGCAACAGGTGACATAGTCGCCAATGCAACGTGTGATTTTACACCATCTTCAACTATAACACTAACAGAAAGAGTTTTAACAACAGAAGAGTTTCAAGTAAATTTACAACTTTGCAAAGCGGACTTGGCACAATCTTGGCAATCGGCTGAAATGGGTTATTCATCTTTTAAAACGTTGCCTAAATCTTTTTCAGACTTTTTAATTGCTCACGTAGCAGCTAAAGTTGCAGCTAAAATCGAAACTACAATTTGGAACGGAACAAACGCAACAGCAGGTGAATTTGCAGGGTTTAGAACTTTATTATTAGCAGACGCAACCGTTATTGACGTAACTTCAACTGCAATTACAGCAGCTAACGTTATTGAAGAAATGGGAAAAGTAGTTGACGCTATTCCTGCAGCACTTTACGGAAATGAAGGATTAAGAATTTATGTATCTCAAGCAATTGCAAAGGCTTATGTTCGTGCATTAGGTGGTTTTGGTGCTTCAGGTTTAGGAGCAAACGGAACAAACGCACAGGGAACACAATGGTACACTAACGGAAGTTTATCTTTCGATGGTATTCCAATCTTTATGGCAAACGGAATGAAATCTACGGATATGGTAGCAACAACTGTAGATAACTTGTTTTTTGGTTGCGGACTTTTAAGCGACAATTCACTTTGCAAGACAATTGATATGTCGGATATTGACGGAAGTAACAACGTTCGTGTAATTATGCGTTACAATGCAGCAATTCAATATGGTATTGGTTCAGACGTAGTTCTTTATTCTTCGGGAGTATAATATTAAATAAAAAGCGTAGGTAACTGCGCTTTATTTTATTCACATTTAAAAACAAAAAACGAGATGGCGTGTACACTTACAGCGGGGAGACCCGAAAGATGCAAAGAATTTGTCGGGGGAATTAAAAGCATTTATTTTATTCCTTACGGAACAATGTCAACAATTACTTATGATACTGCAACAGCAGGAGAAGAAGACCAAATATTAACGGTTACAGGTGTAACTACACTTTTTAAATACGATTTAAAAGGCGCAAATAGTTTCGAGCAAACACTTACAAGTTCACGTGAAAACGGAACAACTTTTGCAGAACAAACTTTGACTTTTACAGTTAAAGGACAAGACGTTAAAACAACAAAACAATTAAAATTACTTGCATACGGACGACCTCACGTAGTAATAAGAACAAATGCTAACACTTTTTATTTAGCAGGTTTAGAACACGGAATGGACGTAACAACAGGACTTATTTCAAATGGTACTGCAATGGGTGACCTTAATGGTTACACTTTTACATTAGTTGGGGCAGAAGCAATACCCGCCAATAATTTGGCTGTTACTTCACCTTTTGCAGATGCTGGACTTGCACCAGGAGTATTTACTGGAGCTGGAATTGATGCAGGAGTTGTAATTTAATAAAAAAAAATTATTTTTAAAGCCGTTCGTAAGTTCGGCTTTTTTTTTGTCTTAAAAATTGAACAAAAACACGAATATTTAATTATACTAATATGATAGTATTAACGCCTTCTACAAGTCAACAAAATTTTAATTACGTTCCACGAGTTTTAGGAAACGCAGTTAACGATACACCGTTTTCAATGGTTTTAACTGACGAACAAACTAATACACCAATTGTAATAACAAATCATTTTAACGGTTTTGGTGACTATGTAAATTCTTTAGCTCACACTTACGCTTTAATAGAAGGACATTTTTATACTTTAGAATTAAAAAATTCAAGTAACGATATAATTTACAAGGATAGAATATTTTGCACCGCACAACCTTTAGTTACATTCTCGGTTAATAATAACCAATATGTTTCTAATTCAACAACAAACACATTTATAGTTTATGACTAATATACACGTTTTAAATTTGTCAGCTTACACGTCACCTGTAGTATCGGAAACAAACCGAGAAAATTGGGTTGACTTTTTAACCGAAGACGGAGCGCAATACTTTCAATTCTTAATTGATAGATATAGTAATTCAACAACGAACAATGCTATTATAAACAACGTAGCACGATTAATTTACGGAAAAGGTTTAAGTGCATTAGACGCTAACAAAAAGCCGAACGAGTACGCTCAAATGATGAGCTTATTTCATAAAGAAGACGTGCGTAAAATGGTTCTGGATAGAAAAATGTTTGGACAATTTGCCGTACAAGTTCACTACAACGACAAGCACGATAAAATATTAAAAGCATATCATATTCCTGTTAATCTATTAAGAGCAGAAAAATGCGATAAAGACGGACAAATAACAGGTTACTACTATTCAGATAATTGGGACGACACTAAAAAATATGCACCGATTAGATTTTGCGCTTTTGGATATTCAAAAGAAAAAATAGAAATATTATTTTCTAAACCTTATTCAGTAGGAATGAAATATTACGCCTATCCTGATTATCAAGGTGCGTTACCTTATACACTTTTAGAAGAAGAAATTGCAGACTACTTAATTAACGAAGTACAAAACGGATTTAGCGGAACAAAAGTAGTAAACTTTAACAACGGAGTACCAACAGACGAACAACAACAAATCATATCAAACAAGGTTTTAAGCAAACTAACAGGTTCACGTGGACAAAAAGTTATTGTTGCGTTCAATAACAACGCAGAATCAAAAACAACAGTTGAAGATATTCCTTTAAACGACGCTCCAGAACACTACACGTATTTAAGCGAAGAATGTTTACGCAAGATTATGTTAGGACATAACGTTACTTCACCTTTACTTTTTGGAGTTGCTTCAACAAACGGGTTTAGTTCAAACGCAGACGAATTAAAAAATTCATCCGTACTTTTTGACAATATGGTTATACGACCATTCCAAGAAGAACTACTTGACGCTTTTGATAGCATTTTAGCATTTAACGGAGTTGCTTTAAAGCTATTTTTTAAGACTTTACAACCGTTAGAATTTACGGACTTGGAAAACACGCAAAACGCTGAACAAGTTGCAGAAGAAACAGGCACAGAATTAAGCAAAGTAAACACGGAATTAGAAGAAATATTAGCTGAAGTAGATGCAAATCAACTTGGAGAAGGTTGGGTAAAGGTAGATGAAAGAGAAGTTGAAGATAATGACGAAGAATTAAACATACAATTAATTAAAGCAGAAACAGATTTAGAACCTAAAACAACGATTTTAAGCCGTTTAATTAATTTAGTTCAAACAGGAAACCCACAGCCAAAATTAAAGAGTTCACAAGATAAAAAAGTAGGTGAATTAAAATATTTTAAAGTTCGCTATAAATACACAGGCAATAAAACACCTGATAGAGATTTTTGCAAAGCAATGATGTTAAAAGAAAATAGACTATTTAGAAAAGAAGATATTGAAGCAATGAGTCAAAAAGCGGTTAACCCAGGCTTTGGTGAATTTGGGGCAAATACCTACGACATCTTTAAGTTCAAGGGGGGCGCACGATGCCATCATAAATTCTCAAGGGTAACTTTTATGCTTGATTTAAACGCTATTGAAAAAGGTTACGAAGAAATAGGAACACGAGCAGCAGAAATAAAAGGATATAAAATTACTAATCCATACGAAGTTAGTTTTTACCCAAATAATCTTCCTTTAAAAGGATTTAGTCCAAATAATAAAAACTTACCTTCAGACGTAAAATAATGGCAGAAGCACTTTTAGTAACACGACAAGACCTTGTAAAATTCACTTCGTTAAACGGAAACGTTGATACGGACAATTTTATACAATATATAAAGATAGCACAAGATACAGACTTGCAAAATTTCACGGGTACGAAGCTATTAGACAAGATAAAAGCGGACATATTAGCAAGTACGTTAACGGGCAATTATTTAACGCTTACAACGACTTATTTAAAGCCTATGCTTATTCATTTGGCTATGAAGTATTATTTGCCGTTTGCAGCTTACACAATTTCAAACAAAGGAGTTTACAAACACAATTCAGAGAATAGCACAAGCGTAGAAAAAAACGAAATA